CACTTATACCGCAACCCTGCGGGTCTAAATAGGGGAGGATATGGTAACAGAGAATACGGGACTAACAGGAGATGAGGGGAACCAAGCGGCTCCACCGGCCACCCAGTCGGAACCGGAAGGAGAGGGCCAGCATCGGACATTCACCCAGGAAGATATGAACCGAGTCCAGGCCCAAACCAGACGGGAAGTGCGTAATCAATTTGCCGATTACAACCAATTGAAAGACCGGGCCGCTAAAGCAGACGAACTGGAGCAAGCACAACTCAGTGAGCAAGAGAAACTGGAAACAAGGGCTGCTGAAGCTGAACGCAAAGCCGCCTCCGCTGCCGACCAAATATCCGCAGCGATGATTGCTTCTGAAGTCAAAGTGCGAGCGACCCAGTTGGGAATCATTGACCCTGATGCTGCGTTACTTTTGGTTGACCGAGCGAATGTCCGGTACAGTGAGGAGGACGGGGTCACTGGGGTGGATGCAGCCTTAACTCAACTCATGGAAGACAAGCCGTATCTCAAAGGTTCGCCGAATCGTGCGCCGAATCTGAACCCGCAATCCGGGGAGGTTGCTCCCACGATGCGGTTATCAGAAGGCCAGCGTGAAGCGGCGAGACTCATGGGGATGACTGAAGAAGAATATTCCCAAGGAATTTAAACTCTGACCTGCGGATAGAACGCATAGGAGGATGACATGGCAGCCAATGGATTTGAGTGGCGATACAATATCTCAGGGGGGCGGCCCCTGATTCTGACGTTCATCATGAAGGACAGTGAAACCCTGACTCGTGGTGATATGCTGAATCTGGAATCCGGTGAAGTAGACTTACTCGCAACGGGTGACACCGCTGCGGTTGGCATCTTTGTCGGGCCAGAAAACCCCGACGATGCGACAGATGGACAACCCGGTGTCGTGAGCGGCACAGACAGCACCACAGTGGTGAAATCCATCGCCAACCCAGACGCTGTTTACGCTGACCGCAACGATACTAGCGCACGATTAGCTGGCGCATTATTGGATGTTTCCGGTGCAACCGGGGCGCAAACTATAGCGTCAGCCAGCAACAACGAGTTCGTCGTAGTGGAGAGGAAAAGACAATCGTCCGACGAGACTCGTGTCCAATTCACAGCCCCAACCCATTATTTGAGCAAGGTTCAGTAAGGAGATAGATAATGCCTCTCACGAGTGGCAATTTTGCCGACCTTCTAAAACCAGGGCTGCGGCGGATTTTCGACATCGGGATGTCCCGCCCCCGCCCCATGATGGAGATGCTATTCGGGCAAGAAGTCTCCACCCGGTACGAAGAACAGTACCAGGGGATGGGCGCACAAGGCCTAGTTCCCCCATTCGACGGCACGGTTCCTTACCACGATTTCGACGCCGGATATCGGACGGATATTCGGAACTATGAGTTTGCGATGGGGATGCAAGTCGAGCGCAGACTGGTGGACGATGACCAGTTCAACCAGATTCGCCGCCGAGCCTCCAACATGACCGACAGTTTCAATACAACGATTGAAGCAGATGCGGCTAATATATTTATTAACGGCTTCACGGATTCGGGCACGAATCGGATGGGAGCATCCACCAATGGGGGCGATGGAGTGGGCCTGCTTAGTACGGCTCACCCGCACGGCCCTGCCAACACCAACAACACCCAAGCAAACGAGGCAACGTTGGCCCTCAACATCGGAAATCTGGATACGACCAGACAAGCCATGCGGAATTTCACGGACGATAAAGACCAACTATTAGGGGTCAACCCTGACCTTTTGCTGGTTCCACCGGAACTGGAACGCACGGCTACTCAACTGGTGAATGAACGGGCTATCTATGAGCCTGGTTCGGCCCAGTACGATGTGAATATGTTTTCGGGCCGGTTCCGTCCTGTGGTTTGGGACAGACTCACCGACTCTAATGCCTGGTTCTTGATTGATTCTGTGCTGATGAAGCAACACCTTATCTGGCAATGGAGAATTAAACCAGAGTTCGCTGAAGCCGAAGACTTCGATGGCCTCACAGCCAAATTTAGGGGCTATATGAGGTACGGCATCGGTTGGACAGACTGGCGGTGGATTTACGGCCAGAATCCCAGCTAAATAATCTAAGGCAAGCTGGCAGCGGGTGTCCCATGCGTTAATGCACCGGCCCCGCTGCTGGTTTCTTGAAGGAGAAACTGGTTATGCCTACGAATTTTCCCAGTGGAATAAAAAGCCGTGGAGTCCCGGTGGAAGGGTTGGGCGGTATCGGTAGCCCATTACTCACTACGGGGAATGTGTACCACGTTGATTCGGGAGCGGATTCGGCTAGCAATAACAATGCTGCCACCAATCCCAGCCAGCCAGCCGCTACCCTGGACGGTGCTATCGGAAAGTGTACCGCTAATAACGGCGATGTAATTCTCATTGCCCCCGGTCACAGTGAGACTATATCTGCCGCTGCTGCCATTACATTCGACGTGGCTGGTGTAACCGTTATCGGGATGGGAGTGGGCAATAGCCGCCCCACCATTACCCTGGACACTGCTGCGACCACAGACATAAATGTAACAGCAGCCGATGTGCAGATACACAACTGCATTTTTTCCATGAACTACGCCGACATCGTGGAGGTTTTTGACCTGAGTGCAGCTGGGTTCGTGGTCAATAAGTGTCGCTTCGTGGACACAGCGACGAGTATGAATTTCGTTGACCTCATTAAGATGACCACCACCAACAACGAATGTGACCGGCTGGAGTTCACCAACAACGTGGTGATATCGCCAGACACCGGGAACAACGGCGTCCTCGACATCGGCGGCGACATTGATGGACTGGTCTTCAACAACAACTACATCAGCATGGGCGTTCAAAACTCGGAGGCCATCATATCAGTAGCCACCGGAAAAGACGTCACCAACTGCGAGATTGCTTACAACCACATATACCGGCTGAATACTGCGGGAGACTTGCTGATTGACAGCGATACGACAGCCAATTCGGGCATCATTGCCCACAACCGAATCGGTCACGCTGACACAGCATCGGAAGTTCTGATTGACGCTGATGGGGTCAGGCAGTTCGACAACCTGGGAAGCGCAGTTGATACGGCTTCCGGCTACGTCCTACCAGCCATAGACAGTTAAATGTAGGGCTGCCTACGGGCAGACATCTAACTGTCACAGGGTGGATGTCCTGGGTGCTTGCCCCATCGCAAGCACTCAGGGAAAACTAGGAGGGCTGAATGGCATACGGATACGAATCGGTCACTATTAACAGTGGGGCCGCCGTTGGTGGTGACGGCTCTGCTACGGCAAACAACACCAGCGGCCACGTTATCACCGGGCAGATATGCTCCATCGGGGTGACCTATGGGGATTCCCCGCCTGGAACGACGGATGTGACCATCGCAACGGCGGGGAACAACGGCCCAGCCTTAACCATCCTGACACTCACGAACGCCAATACTAGCGGATGGTTCCATCCACGCCATGTCATAGACGATGAAACCGGGGCTGACATCACCTACGATGGCACCGAAGAAGTCTACGATAAGGTGTGCATAGCCGATAATATCAAGGTGACGATTGCCCAGGCGAACAGCCCCGACACGGCTGAAGTGGTGGTCGTCTATTACGCTGGTCGTTGATGGCTATAGAACGCTACGTCATCAAGGTTAGCACCACCGGGTCTGATGCTTCAGCGACGGGTTCCTTGGTGACAGCGTTGCCGTATTCTGAACTGCTGGCGGCTTACTTTAACTTCCATGCGTCAGCACCAAGCACCACCGATACAACCCTTTCGTCTCCTGGCGACCCCGTATCTGTGACGTTGTTGACCATCACCAACAGTGCCACGGATGCGTGGGTCTATCCGTCCATCCAGATGGACGACAATACAGCTTCAGCCATAACCGGGGCTTATGTGCCAGCATTGATACATGGGAATCTGTTAGTGGAACTGGCTGGCTCCGATGCCCTGACTGATGCTTTGACATTGACCATATTCGTGAGGGTCTGATGGCTTTCTCATACACTGCCGGTAGCACAGCAGACAGGGATAGGGTTCGATTGGAAATCGGCGACACCGATTCTGACCGGGTCTTATTCCAAGATGCCGAACTGGATGATTTCTTATCCCAAGAAGGCGACAGCGTCCTCAAATCAGCGGCACGGGCGTGCGAGACTTTGGCTGTTCGGTTCGCCAGAGATTTCTCATTCTCTGCTGACGGGGCCAGTTTCCAGAAAGGCCAAGTGGCCCAGATGTATATGACCCAGGCCAAACGATTACGCCGCAAGGCCAGCGGCACCACTACAGTCATGCCTCGGCGCAAAGACGGGTTCAGTGTTTACACCGATTCCGATGAAGTGACTGGGCTGAATATTCTGGACTCTGGCACCGGGCAATTCGGACGGTATTCAGACGGATAATCATGGCAGATAAGTTATTGCAAGGGTTGGATTTGACCTATATGAGGGCAGCGATGAAGACCGCCATGCCCGACACGGTAAACATCCAACGAGAATCACAGGAGGCCGACGGACAGGGCGGCTTCATAACAAGTTGGGGGAATGTGTACCAAAACATCCCAGCCCGGCTTAATGCGAAAGGAGCGAGCGAATCTATCGCTGCTGAGAGACTGGATACCCAGTTGGATTTCACCTTGACGGTAGCGTATGACCAATCCATCGACCCAACCGATAGGGTGGTTCACTCCAGTGGGACTTATGCTGTACAATCAGTGGACACCGGCAAATCCTGGACGCTGTCAAAGCGATGCCAGATGCGCCAACTGTAGGGCTGCAAGAGGCCCGATGCCGCAGAATAGAATGCCGGAGTTTACTAGCCCGAATCCGATTGGATGGGAGTAGCCTAGTCGAGATTAAGTGCCGCCGATGCCAGGCTGTCAGCACTTTTGCACCCGAAACAGCGAAGGTCAAGCTGAAAGCTGACGGACAAGGTGGCTACATCCATGTCCCGGTGGGCGACAATTGACACAACCCCGTCTTGGAGGCCCAGAGAGGCCCAATGAGCGGCCTGACCGCTAGCAGGGGTGGGAATATATGGGAGGCTCAAAGAAGCCCTTAAACGACGTTAGAGTGCGTTTAAGGGGTTTTTGTTTTTATGGAATTTGCAGCTAAAATCGTAGTGAAGCTGAATCCGAAGTGGCGAGAAGTGGAGGAGATGCTTGAGAAAGCCATTCGGATTGCGGCGTTCACCATTGAACGAACATCCAAGGAGGATTGCCCGGTGGACACCGGAACCACCCGTAACAGCATCACAGCACGGGAGGCCGGGAAGCTGGCCTGGACTGTTGGGCCAACAACCCACTACGCCCCGCACTTGGAATACGGAACTATTCACATGACAGCCAGGCCGTTCATGATTCCCAATGCGGAGAAGGAGCGACCCCGGTTCACCAAGGCCGTCGAAGATATAACCAGGGAATTATAGATGGCTAATCTGAGGGTAAATCTGGATACAGCGGTATATGCGGTGCTGAACGTAGCGGCAGTGACCAATGAGGCCACGGGTGGCGTGTTCAACCTCCTC